GTGATCCATCTCCTGTAACATCAATAACATTGAGTTATAGTTAGGAATAAAATATGGCAACTTTAGATAAAGAAAAAAAATCAAGTCGATTATTAGCGTCAAGACGATATACTCACGAAACTCTTACCGCCGCCCAAGAAGCATTTACAAATGTACTTGATTTACAGGCATCTGAGATTTATACTCAGGCAGGATATATACCATCTTCTGATTTACCATTTAGTGGAAGTTCTCAACAGGCCTCAACCCATACTGTTTCTGGATCAAGTGTATTAAAATATTGGTATAGACAAAAATTAACAAAATCAAATACTAATAATGAAGTTTGGTTTTTCTTAAATCCGACAGGAAGTGATAGTGGAATTGGTGCACAGTTAATTGATGATAATCAACAAGTAAATTTTATATCACCAAAATATTCATTATCTTCATTAGCAACTTCCACGACTGAAGATGCTACCCCAGGATATTTGGCAACTCTACTTAAATCAACATCTACAGATTCGGGGTCATTGAGTGGTGATGATATAGTTTCAACTAATAATTATACTTTTGATTACAAAACTGGAGTAGTACAATTTCTTAATTCATCAGTTGATCCAACTGATAGTGATTATCTTTATATGACAGTATATCAGTATGTTGGAACTACATTAGCAACAGGACTTGATATAAGAGGTAATGTTTCTGCGTCTAATATGTTATTGACTGGTACTATCAGACTTGGAGATGCAGATACCGATTCGATTCAAGTACAGGCAGAATATAGTGGTAGTATGATACCAGATGTAGATAACGCATTTGATTTAGGTGAAACTGGAAAAGAATGGAAAGATTTACATATAGATGGAACAGCTAATATAGATTCATTAGCAGTTACAGATGCTTTTACTTACGGAAGCACAACTTGGAATGAAAGTGGAGGAGCATTACAAGTAACTGGTTCAGATTTCTTTTGGAAATCAACTGGTGGTGGATTTGATATCTATGATAATAGTGATGCTTTAATGTTTAAAATTGAAAATAAGATGGTAGTGTTGGGAGCAAAAACAACAACACCTACCGCAACAGCGGGTGGAATGTTCTATTCGGGATCCGATGAGTGGTTTTTCGGATATAGTAGTGATCCATCATAATAAAACTAACAGTTTAAGTAGAAGAAAAGTAGAATAATTTAGAATGTTTATATTTATTAACGATAAACTAAGAGTTTATTTAATATAGGAGAATAATAATGGCACAGTGGAGAAAAGTGATAGTATCGGGGAGTTCCGCGGTACTTAACCAAATATCAGCAAGTGGGAATATCGTTCCAAAGGCCGATAATGGATCTGATTTAGGTTCATCTACATTAGAATGGAAAGATTTATACATAGACGGAACTGCATATTTGGATTCGGCTACAATAACTGCTGGAACAATAACGGGAATTACAGATTTAGTAGTGGCCGATGGTGGAACTGGAGCCTCAACTCTTACTGATGGTGGTATATTATTAGGTAGTGGAACTGATCCAATTACAGCCATGGCAGCTCTTGGTGATGGTGAAATGATAGTTGGTGATGGTACAACTGATCCAGTAGCAGAGAGTGGAGCCACATTAAGAACAAGTATTGGTGTTGGTACAGGAGATAATGTAGAATTTGCAAATACAACCGTAGACACATTAAAAAATGATTCTGCAGTAGGCAGTTCACATATAACTGGTTCATTTACTGGTTCATTTGTCGGTGATGGTAGTTCATTAACAGGAGTAGCTCAAGATATTGATAGTTTAGGTGCACTTGGTGGTGCAACATTACATCAAACAGAAGACTTCTTTCATTTTTCAGATAATGGAACTGAAAAGAAAATTACTTTTAGTAACTTAGAAGATAGTATATTTGCAAATGTAAGTGGTGATGCAACTGTAGCAGCAGGTGGAGCATTAACAATCGCAGCAACTTCAGTTGAAGGTTCGATGTTAAATGACAATGTAATTAGTGGACAAGGTGCTTTAGGTGGAGCAAGTATGGCACAAGCTGACTTGTTATTGATTGATGATGGTCCTGGTACACTTAAAAGTGTTACATTCTCAAATTTAGAAGATTCAATATTTGGTAATGTTAGTGGTGATGTTTTAATAGCAGCCGGTGGAGCAGCAACCATACAGGCCAATTCAGTAGCACTCGGTACAGATACAACTGGAAATTATATGACTGATTTATCTGCTGGTGCTTTAATTGATGTTACTCATACACCAGCGGAAGGTTCAACTGGAACAATAGCTGTTGATTTAACTGAAGCAGGTGAAGCGGCAATAGCAGATGGGGATTATATTTTATTCTTAGATGGTGGAACAACAGGAACTCACGCAAAAGAAGCATTAGCAGATGTGACAACATTATTCGCAGGTGATGGATTACAAGCAGCAAGTTCTGTAATGGCAGTTGATGTTAGTGATTTCGCAGGAACTGGTTTAGAAGATGATGGTTCTGAAAATTTAGATGTAAGTGCAGCACAAACAAGTATTACTTCTATTATAAACGCTTCACTTGGTAAAATTGGAACAAGTGCTTCCCAAGAATATATTACATTTGGAACTGCTAATGAAGTAAATACTTTTATAGATAATTCTGAAGTATTGAGTGTAAGATCTGGTGGAGTAGATATTACAGGAGTAGCAACAGTATCGTCAGATTTAACAGTTGCTGGTAATCTTGATGTAAATGGTACAGTAACTACTATTGATTCAGCAAATACATATATAGCTGATAAATTTATGATAATGGCAAGTGGTTCATCATCAGATACAGATGGTGGTATTCTTGTTCAGAATGCAGCAGGAGCTGGATACGCATTAGGATATGATTCGGGAGTTGATAGATGGGCATTTGACGCAGACTTGGCACATAACGCTACGGACTTGGGACCAGACGCATATGTTGGTGTGGTTCAAGTAGCAACAACACATGGTGATTCGTTAGCAGTTCCTATTTATGGTGGAACAACTAATGGTGTTGGAACAATTTATGTAGATACGGATGATAGTGAAATTTGGATTTACGCATAATAATTAAATAAGAGGTTACACAATGGCAATTAATGCTAAAGGTGGAGTTAAAATTGTAGAGGGTAAAGCATATGTCCATCCACTATCTATACAAGAATTAGAATTTTTATTGACTGTGTTAGCTAACACCGAGCACAAAGGAAAAGATATTCCAAAAGTATTACAAGTAACTCAAAAATTGAGAGAAGAATATAAGTTAATAGTAAAACATAATAACTAATGTTGGCCCATCTCTTTGGCAGATGATGGGAAGTGGACTTCAAAGGAAGTAGCCAACCGCGATTAGGAGATAAATTAAATGCCAAATTGGAAACGAGTCATAGTATCGGGCAGTTCAGCCCATCTTAATAACATAACTGCAAGTGGTAATATAACTATTGGTGACGGTAATTATATTGATACAGACAGCAATACCACATACAATATATACATTGGCGATAAATCAACAGCTGATGAATATGGTAGTGTATGGATTAAAAGTGGATTAAATGGAGAATCGGGATTAAGGGTATATCCAAGAGATGAAGCGGGAAGTCCAGTAACATATGCTGCATTTGGATATGATTCTAATAGTAATTATACTCAAATAGGAAATGCATCTAATACAGAAATACTCAAATTGGATACTTCAGGCAACACTACATTTGCTGGAAACATAAGTGGCTCATCAACTTCAACTGGGTCGTTTGGTTCAGTTCATACGGCAGGCAATGTATATTTAGGAGATGGAACATCGGATTCTAAACTCATAAGAATTGAAGCGGCAGGGGGTGAGGACGCATCTATTAGACTAATGGAGGGAGAGACAGATACATATGGATTCTCGCTATTTATGGATGGGGGTGGAAATCAATTCTCGATAAGAGGTCATGATGCAAGTGCAGGTGGTACTGCACATCTAACGATGGAAAGAGATACGGGCGCTGCCACATTTGCTGGGGATGTAGATATAACTAGAGCATCTAATGCTGTTATGACTATAAAAGCAACAGCATCGGGAACGGGAGCAAGGCTCAAATTAAAATCTGCGAATAATGACGCAACATATATTGCATATTATGATAATGATGATACGACTTTAGCACAAATATACAGTTATGGTTCTAGTTATGGAACAACAGCTTTAAGAAAGTCTTTAGAATTCAAAACTGGTGGAAGCACTACTGCTCTCACTCTTGACGGTTCTCAAAACGCCACATTTGGTGGAAATGTAAGCGGCTCATCAACTTCAACTGGTTCGTTTGGTAGTTTGTATGCTGGTGGTACAGGTGATTCAATTATAGAATCTACAAATGCATTATTATGGTTAAGATCAATAACAGCAGCTAATGCAAATTATTCTGCTACAGTACGATTCACAGAATCGCCACTTTTTTACTTAGGTGGATATATCACTTATGATGGAACAAGTAATAATATGTTTAAACTTGGGACTCATTCTGAGTCTGATCAAGAGACAGGTAATGATGTTGATCATATATTTCTACCGAGAGATAATTCCGGTGATGTTATATTTCCAACTGCAAATGCAAAAATAAGCGGATCATCATCTTCAACTGGTTCGTTTGGTCATTTAGTTATTGCTAAAGATGCACATATTGGTGAAGATGTATTAGCAGATGGTGATGTTGTAGCATATAATTCTTCCGATGTAAGACTTAAAGACAATTTACAAGTTATTAAAGGTTCATTAGATAAGATTGGTAAAATTAATGGTTATGAATTTGATTGGAATGATAAATCACCTGGATGGGCACGAGAAAGAGGACACGATGTTGGAGTTATAGCACAAGAGGTACAAAAAGTTTTACCAGAAGTAGTAGTAGAGAGAAAAAGTGGTTATTTAGGAGTTGATTATAAACGATTAATTCCATTATTAGTAGAATCCATAAAAGAATTAAAACAAGAAGTAGAAAATTTAAAGAAAAAAGTGAATTAAGACAATTTACTTGATATTTATAGTATAGTTAGTTATAAACAATAATAAGGAGAAAAAGTTATGGCTGTCAAAGAAGAATCCAATTTAGCTAAAAAGGTACAAGAAAAGACAAACCCATCAGAAACTAAATTCACAGATGAAGAATTACAATCACTACGTGAATTACAAGATGGTTATTCTGAAAAATCAGCTCAATTTGGACAATTAAAGGTACAGAAACTTTTGGTTCAACAACAATTAGATGCACTTGATGCAACTGAAATTCAGTTTGAGAGTGAATATTCTGATTTACAAAAACAAGAACAAGACCTTGTTCAAAAGTTGAATGAAAAGTATGGTCCTGGTAATTTAGATCCCACAACGGGAGTTTTTACACCAGCACCAATAGCTACCCAAGTCACAGAAGCTTCAGAAACTGATTAAAATAATCTCCCTTAAACATATCGTTTGAGAAAGTTACTTTATATTTATAGTTGAAATAATTACACAAATATAATTTAGTTATTTAGACTAATTCTTTAACATATAATAGGAGAAAAACAATGGGAGAAAGAATCGTAAGTCCGGGTGTATTTACTCGGGAACGGGATTTATCATTTCTACCTGCAGGAATTGCAGCCATTGGAGCATGTATAGTTGGACCAACAGTTAAGGGTCCCGCATTTGTTCCAACGGTAGTTAGTAATTTCTCAGAGTTTGAAGAAATGTTTGGATCTACGGATTCTCGATTTTACACACCGTACGCGGTAGAACAATATTTAAAGAGTGCAGGAACAGTTACGATTGTTCGTGTTCTTAATACAGGTGGATACACACCAGATTTTGTCGCACTTGGTCTTTCAAGTTCAGCGGCAACAATGAGTAGAACTGTAGCAGTATTGGCACCATCGAGAGGTGGTTCAAACGGAGCAGGTGATTTAAGTTTATGTGCACTCGCAGCAACTGAAAGTGCATATACTTCACAAACATTAACTGTTAATGGTACTGATGTAGATTCAACTAATTATACAATATCATTTAACACTTCAAGTGCAAATTATATTGATGAAGTAATCAGTTCGGATCCGCTAGTACAGAAATCAGGAACTGCAACTGTAGCCGTATACTTGTATAAGAACTTTAAGTATCATCAGAGTTCATATGGATGGGGCACAGGAACTGCAGCAGACCATAGTGGTTCAATTTCAATTGGAGGTATAGGTGATTTTACAGACGCCAGTTATGCAAATGCATCAACACCATACATTCAATCACAATTGATTAATAATGCAAGGTATAATCTTTTTAAGGTTAATACACGTTCACACGGTAGTAATGTAAATAACAAATATAAAATTGCTATTTTGAATGTAAAGAAAGCAGGAACAGTTGCAGGTAGTGATTATGGACAGTTTTCACTTCAAGTAAGACAAACTGGTATGGATGATAATGGATTAACAACAGATAATGTTGTAGAACAATTTGATGGACTTAATTTTGATCCTAAGAGTACGAATTTCTTCGCTCGTAGGGTTGGAGATAGGTATGTAACTATTGCTTCTACTGGAAAACTCACTTATAATGGTGCTTGGAATAATAGATCTAAATATATTTATCTTTCCGATTTCGCTGCTATTTCTGATGGTTCAATTCCAAAGGTATTAGTTCCAATGGGACACGCGTCAATTCAAGCACCGTTAAATGATGCTAGTATGCCAGCATGGCCATTTAAAACAACTCAATCAAACGCACAAGGTGAGTTTGATAGTAATGTACTTTATGGTCATGATTATGGAAATGCAGACGCAGAACAGTATTTATGTCCTACCAATGGATTTACAGGTGGAACAAATACAAGTATGAGTTTGGAAAATATGAATGGACATGATGATGCATCAGTTTTGGGTACAACAGAAGGAACTGATTATGCATCCGCTACTTCGTCTATTTCATTGACTACATCACACTTGAAACAACGGAAGTTTATTGTTCCATTTCAAGGTGGATACAATGGTGATAACCCAGCAAATCCGAAATTGACAGGAGCGAGTATAGTGGCATCAAACACACAAGGGTTTGACATTTCAAGTGCAACAGCAACTGGAGCAGTGGCTTACAAGAAAGCAATTAACGCAGTAAGTAATCCTGATGAGTTTGATATCAATATGTTAATAACACCTGGTATTATTCATGATTTACATCCAAAGATTACAAATCATGCAATAGCCAAGTGTGAAGAACGTGGTGATGCATTCTATGTATTTGATTGTGGTAAACAAGGTGGTGATATTGCAAGTGCAACCGCAGCAGTATCCTCACTTGATACAAACTACGCAGCAACCTATTATCCTTGGGTAAAGATTGTTGATAGGAATACAGCATTACCAGTTTGGGTCCCACCATCAGTTGTACTACCTGGAGTAATAGCATTTACAGACCAAGTAGCACACGAATGGTTCGCACCAGCTGGTTTAAATCGTGGTGGTTTAACAACTGTACTTGAAGCACAAACAAGATTGACTCATGACGAAAGAGATGAACTCTATGAAGCACGAGTTAATCCAATCGCTTCATTCCCAGGTCAAGGTGTAGTAGTTTGGGGACAAAAGACCTTACAAGGTCGTCCATCAGCACTTGATAGGGTTAATGTACGGAGATTGTTAATTAAACTGAAGAAGTTTATCGCTTCGTCAAGTAGATACTTAGTCTTTGAACAGAACACGGCAGCAACAAGAAATCGTTTCTTGAACATTGTGAATCCGTTCTTAGAATCAGTACAATCTAATAGTGGTTTATCAGCATTTAAGGTAGTTATGGATGATTCCAATAACACACCTGATGTGATTGATAGAAATCAACTTGTTGGTCAGATATTTATCCAACCTACAAGAACCGCAGAGTTTATTGTACTTGACTTCGTGGTACTTCCAACGGGAGCAACTTTCCCAGCGTAAGTTTAATCACATAGATTAATAAATAAAAAGCCCCTCTTTTTTGAGGGGTTTTTTGTTGCTGGATATATTTATATATGACATGGAAGTAAAACTTCTAAAAAACTATGAAAAATGAATATGATGATTTTTTAGAAATTTGATATTTATAGTTGAAGAATTAAAAACTTATATTGGAGATTAAAGATGCCAGACTTATTAGATCCTTCTGAAATAATGTTCACACCGTTTGAACCGAAAACTAAAAACCGGTACATCATGTATATTGAAGGTATTCCTGCTTATCTTATTAAGACAGCGAATAGACCTACAATAGCATTTGAAACTATTGAACTTGACCATATTAATGTAAAACGATATGTTAAAGGTAAAGGTTCATGGGAAGAACTTGAAGTTACTCTTTATGATCCTGTTGTTCCATCGGCCG